ACTTTATGCGATGCGTGACCTTGAGCAGTTGATTGGCAAAAATATAACTTGGGTCGCAGGGAACACTTTTGAGGTAGTTAATCGAAAGGCAACCGGAGGTAATGGTCTACCAAATATGATGTGGAGATTCTGCACAACTGAACTAAAAATGCGACCAATATTTGATTGGTGGTTTAAGAATATTAATGAAAAGGTTCAGATGAACATAGGCATAAGATATGATGAAATGGAACGTGCTGACAACATCAGAAACTCATTTAAAGGCATCGTTGGCAAAAGAGGTACACGTAATAAATGGGAAGAAATAGAATGGAGAGAGGCATCATTTCCGCTTATTGAAGATAAAATTATCCATCCAAGAGTGGTAAAATGGGCAAGTCAAAGCGGATTATCCTTTCCAAGCGACTCAAATTGCGTTGGTTGCTTCCATAAGCCACTCCAACAACTGCGTAAAAATTGGGATGATAATGAAAAAAAGATGCAATGGTTTGCCGATCAGGAGGGTGAAAACAAGAAATGGAAGAAGGAAATGAACTATGATCAGATAAAAAACCTACCATTGCAGTCCGAATTTAACTTTGGGACTGGTGCTGGTTGCTCGTCAGGATTTTGCACTAATTAAAACAACTTAAATGAACTACTTACAACTCGGCATCAATACTATCGCTGTAAATGAAAATAAGCAGGCTATTTTCCCTTGGAAGGTATACCAAGAGGAAATGATAAAGGAGGAGGAATTATCCCGTCAAATGGCAGATAATAGGGCAAAAGGAGTGGCTATTATTTGTGGGGCAGTCAGTGGCAATCTTGAGGTGATTGACATAGATACAAAGTATGAGACATATGACTTGTGGGAGGCGATACAATCGGCTATTCCGCAAGACTTGTACAAGAAGTTGCACATCGTTAAAACTCGTTCAAATGGCAAGCACCTCATCTATAAATGCGAGGCGATTGAAAAGAATCAGAAACTCGCACAGCGACTACCGACATTGGAAGAAAGTAAGGATAACCCTTCCATCAAATCTTATTGCATTATTGAGACAAGGGGAGAAGGTGGATATGTTGTTGCTCCGCCTACGGAAGGCTACCTGGTTGAGCAAGAGGGGATAAATGTTATATCGTTAGATGAACGCGAAGTGTTGTTTGAAATAATGCGGTCGTTTAACGAAATCTTTGAGGAAGCGATAATTGAGGCGCATCAGAGGCCATCAACTAAGGATTATGGGGTTAGTCCATTTGATGACTACAATCGGAGAGGAGATATTGTTGACCTAATGCAGAGGAATGGTTGGAGAGTGGTGAAAGAAAATAGCGAGAGAATATATTTTTTGCGCCCAGGGTCAGGGGCTGAGCATAGTGGATCATGGAACAAGGAATTGGGGTTGTTTAGTGTTTTTTCGGTTAATACACCTTTTACAGTGCAGAAAGGGTATAAGCTATCAGCAGTATTTTCCATTTTGGAAACATCTGGTGACTTCAAGTTAGCTGCAAAAAGGTTGCTTGATATGGGTTTCGGAGAAAAAAAAACATCCTTCGGTGACAGAGTTGAACGTGAGTTGTTTAGCAAGAAAAATGATGGGGCTTCGAAGGATGATCTGGTGACAATTTTAGTCAAGAAGCACAACAAGAGTCTGGATGATGCAAAGGTAATGGTTGATGAACTGGATGCAAGGTGGGGAGATGAGATTTGCACGTTCTGGGATGTTGATGATAAGGGAAAGGCAAGTGTGAATCGGTACAAGTTGCAAGTGTTCCTGACCACAGTTGGAGGATTTAGGCTATATTTTTATGATAGTGGGTCAACCATTTACAGGCTCGTGAGGGTCAAAGATGGGTTTGTTGAGGAGGCAAGTACGGAGCAGATAAAGCGGTTTATAAAGGATTATGTGGACAAATTGCCCGACTCGTTTGATGGAGGGGTAACACCTCAAGACTTGCTTGAGTTGATTTATAAGGGGGCAACTGTGCTGTTTTCGGATGCTTTTTTTGAGTTTTTTGAGAGGGCAGAGTTGTCGTTTCTTAAGGATACCAAGAATGAGGCTTACTTCCCATTTAAGAATGGGGTGGCAGTTGTTTCCAAAACGGAAATAACTCTAAAAAGCTATGGGGAACTCGGCAAAGTAGTGTGGAAGTCACAAGTAATTGATCATTTTATTGTTTTGGACTCGGAGATTGAACTTGAAAAGATAGAATATTTCCGATTTATAGAGAAGATTAGCGATAGCGATAAGGATAGGTATATCTATGCTTTGGGGTTGATTGGTTATCTTCTGCACAACTATAAAGACCCATCAAGACCTTTCTCAGTGATATTGGCAGAAGAGACAGAGAAGGAAGCGAATGGTGGTGGAACTGGGAAGGGAATATTTGTGAAGGCATTGGGGTATTTGCTCAATATTGTTAGGGTTGATGGTAAGAACTTTAAATTCGACAAGTCATTTGCCTTCCAAAGGGTTGACCTGGATACAAGGATACTTGCGATTGAGGATACAAGGAGGAACGTAGACTTTGAGGGTTTTTACTCAATTATTACTGAAGGTATCACAGTAGAGAAGAAAAATAAGGATGAACTATTTATCCCTTACTCTGACTCACCTAAGGTGATGTTTACCACTAACTACACCATCCCTAATTCGGGTAATCATGCTAAGAGAAGGCAGAAGGTGTTGGAGTTTAGCGGTTATTTTGGCCCAGGTAGGACACCAGAGGATGAATTTGGACATAAGCTTTTTGATGATTGGGATAAAGATGAGTGGAACAGGTTTTATAACTTGATGTTTGACTGCGTTCAGGGTTACCTTGAGTTTGGAGTGCTTGAGGTCAAGTCATCTGAGAAAATAAAAAGGAAGCAGATTAGGGTGCAGTTTGGGGAGGAGTTTTTGGAGTACTTCTTGGATGTGGTAGAGGAGCAAGTTGGGTGGATCAAATTGGAGCAACTTTATAATGATTTTATGCTGATGTCTGGATTTGATAAAAAGGACTACTCAGCGAAAAGGTTTAACAAGGGGTTGGAAGAGGCTTGCTCAATTTTAAATATTGCGTACCAAAGTAAGAGAGAAAAAAGCAGTGGAGGAAAGAAGATGTATAATTTTAATAAAGGAAATGAGTCATATGATGAATTATTTTAATGTTTATATAGTTTGGATACGTCATTTTTGGTCGGGAACGTCATTGGTACGTCAAAGTAACGTCATTTTTGGCTCGTAAGTGATTGATTATCAAGGTGGAGACGTCATTAACATCATTTTTTCTGTTTTTTAGGGTATATCTGTTTTTTTTTTGGAATCCTATATATATAGAAAAGAAGAAAAGATGAAAATTTGACGTTCTGACGTTACCAATGTGGGTGAACCAGTTGGGGGTATACTAACTTGATAACTTAATAAGATATATTTTCTATGATAAAGAAAGGTCAATAAATATAAAATAAAGGGTACTTGGCAATGCAAGGTACTATATTATACACTTTAAAATTTGAATTATGTTAACTAAAGAGAATTTGCTGAATGTTGTAAGCTTTGTGAGTGGTATACCAGAGGATGCTATTGTGAGCCAAAATAGGGCGCGTGGCTTGGTTCTTTGTCGCCATGTCTATTATTACATTGCGAGGGAAAAAATGGGGCTTAAATTGGTTGATATTGGTTCAGTTTTTGGGAGTGATCATACTACTGTGATACATGGCATAAGCAAGGTGAAAGATATGCTGAGCATCAATGATGAAATCACTCAACAATTTGTAGACCAAGTCAATCTATGCATTCAAGAGAAGTATCTTATCCCTACAAGATTGATAGTGACAATACCTTGGCAAATAAACAGCGGTGAGATAGTGGAGCACCTAAAGACTATAGGATGCGAGATTGAGAAAGTACACTATAACATATAAAAAAAAGAGAGGGCAAAAGCCCTCTTTTCTATTTGTGGTGTTTGTTATAGGTTAGAACCAGTTGTCTGCTGTGCAAAGTGCCAGTGCGAGAATGATGATTGCGATTGTTTGGAGTGTTGACTTTTTCATGTTGTTATGTTTTGATTAGGTAGTAAAGATAGTAAAGTATATCATATTTACATCAATTTATATAAATATTTATTTCAATATCATATAAATAAATAAATATCAATGATTTATAAAAAATGTATTTAATTTTATGTACATGAAAAGAAAGGGTTTTTATATCAAGAAGGCTGAGAATGGTCTCTACCTTAACATCTTCAAGGCTGACTTTATTGAGTATATTAATGAGCAACCTGGAGAATGGATTAAGTTCAAGATATATGAGAAGTCTGATGATCCCAAGGGATTTACCCATAATATGGAGGTTATACAGCAGAAGGAGAAGAAAGATATAGCAGAATAAATGCAACAAGGTTGCAAATAATTGATTTATAATATAATCACGTTTGTGATTAACCACTACAAAACCACATGACTGACGAACAACTACAAGCCAAGATTGCCGAGAGGACAGAACAAAAGAAGAAAGTGGGTGGCTATCGCCCAGGTTCTGGTAGGAAGCGAAGGATGGATGAAGATGCCATCATTGAGAAGCTACACCCAATGGCAACCACAGCCTTCACTAAGCTACATGAGAAGATCAAAGAGGGTGATATGAAGGCTATACAACTGTTCTGCGCCTACTATATTGGTCTACCCACACAAAAGATTGAGTCAAAGATAGAAGGCAACCTCAACCAGATAGCAATTGAGATAATAAAGCCCAACATCCTACTTCAGGACAACAGGACAGTTCAGATAGAAGATAAAGATAATATGTAAGCAATTGATATATAACTCTTTGCGTGTCTACTTAACATAATACCAGTTATAAGCGATACTAAAGTTGTTAGCAATTAGGCTGATTTGCGCCTGATTCGTGGGCAAAGAGGCTCTATACGATGGGGGGGACTTAAAGAAATTACTTTTGGCAGGGGTCTGGGGTAAAGCCCAAGAATAATTTCCTCCAAACCAACCTTTATAAATTTTATATATACGATGACCCCCTTTCAGCTCCTACTTTTCAAATCGCAAAATGCATCCCAATTTTTTTTTTTATTTTTTAAACTCATGTGAGCAAAGTGAACATGACTGCAAGTTTCCTACCTTTGGTTGACTTAAACTAAAAGCAATGAATGCTACCTTACAAACTAACAAAATCTACGAAATCCTGCAAGAAAGCGATAAACGTATATCTGTAATGCAAGGAGGATCAAGATGCTTTACTGGTGAAACTCTTGTTAAATGCAATGATGGGTATAAGCAAATTAAAGATATTGAACCAGGTCAACTTGTTTATAGCATTGACAATAATTACAACACAGTATTAAGAAAAGTTGTTGATAAGTTTATATACAAGACTGACCATTCAAGGCATAAAGTAATTACATTTGTGCTAAGTGACAATAAAAAAATCACTTGTACATATGGACACAAACTTTTGCAGGAAGATGGATATATTAAGGCAGATGTCATTGCCAAACGAATGTTGGAAAGAGGTCATTGGTTCGGGTGGGAGGTATCAAGTGAGCAATCTTGGAAGGTTGTCGGCACTTATGTACAAGATGAAAAAAGGAGACGATTCAGTGAGGATAATGAAGCCAGCGAAGGATGCGAATGGGTATCTAAGGACAATGATACTGATAAATGGCAGTTACAAGACTGTGAAGATGCACAGAATTATAGCAGAGACATTTGTGCCGAATCCAGACAACAAACCACAGGTAAACCATATAGACAACAACAGAGCGAACAATTGTGCGGAGAATTTGGAGTGGGTGACATTCAGAGAGAATATGGATCATATGATGAAGCAAGGGAGGCAGACCTTCAACAATGGAGAAAAGAATGGCAAAAGTATCCTTTCAGAGAGTATTGTAAAAGCTATACGGAAAGAATACAAACCGTATGTGGTAATGGCGAAGGATTTGGCGAAGAAGTATGGGGTAAGGACTTGCACGATAAAGGATATTTTGAGGGGGAGAAGCTGGAAAAGCGTTGTTTAGACTTTAATGATATAAAAGAAATTATATACCACGAGGTAGATGAACCAGTTTATGATATAGAGGTAGAGGAGTTTCACAATTACTTTGTTACTGAGGAAAATATCATTTCTCACAATTCAGGCAAGACGTACAACATTCTTATTTGGTTCATTGTAAAACTCCTTCAAGAAAACGGCAAAACGCTAACTATTGTCCGTCAATCACTCCCATCTATCAAAGGTTCAGTATTGAGGGACTTTGTGGACATACTTACAAGGTTGAACATCTATTCAGAGGACAACCACAACAAAACTGAGCAGATTTACTATCTAAATGGGAATACGATTGAGTTTGTTTCTGCCGACCAACCTCAAAAGATTAGGGGTAGGGCAAGAACATACTTATTCTGCAATGAGGCAAATGAACTGTCTTACGAGGCTTGGATGCAGTTAATCATGAGGACTGAGGGTAAGATAGTGATTGACTACAATCCTTCTGATGTGGCGAGTTGGATTTATGACTCAGTTATTCCAAGGGATGATGCCGACTTCAACATTACTACTTTCAGAGACAACCCATTCCTCCCAAAAGAATTGGTTGACGAATTAGAACGCCTAAAAGATGCTGACCCTAACTACTGGCAGATTTATGGTCTTGGTGAACGTGGTTTGAGCCAAGATTTGATATATACACATTACAAGACAACTGAGCATATGCCTGAAGATGGTGAGGTGGTATATGGTCTTGACTTTGGATTTAACGTTCCGAGTGCATTGGTGAAGGTGATGTTTGTTGAGGGTGCTGCTTATGCGCAAGAATTGTTGTATGAAACCAGGTTGACCACAAATGATTTGGTGGATAGGCTAAAGCTTCTTAATATTGACCCGTACGATGAGATATTTTGCGATGCAGCAGAGCCAAAGACGATTGAGGAGTTGGTAAGAAATGGTTTTAACGCCAAGCACGCAAATAAAGATGTGACGGAAGGAATAAGGACTATAAAAGGCACTCCCTTGTTTATTCAGCAAGATAGTGTAAATTTACTGAAGGAATTGAAGAATTATCGGTGGAAAACCGATAGAAATGGCAATAAACTTGATTCACCCGTAAAGTTTGGTGACCATATTTGTTTTGTTGGTGATACTATGATTACTACTATCAATGGACTGAAAAGAATTGATAGCATAACAACTAATGACTTAGTATTAACTTCAGAAGGATATAGAAAAGTAAATAAGCTCTTTGATAACGGAGTGCATCTTGTGGAAAAGTATTTGATGCGATTCGATACGTTTGAGATAACTTTGGTTTGTACACCAAATCATAAAGTTAAAACAAACAAAGGATGGATAGAGATTTCGAAATTAAAATCGGGGATAAAGGTTTACCTCAACAATTTTATAGAGGAAAATCATTTACATTGTCATCAGGAGAAAGGTATTTCAACAACGGAAGAAACAAAATGCATTGGTGGGTCTGGGAGCATGAGCATAGAAGAAAAAGACCAAAAGGGTATCACATTCACCACATTGACGGAAACACATGGAATAACCGAATTGAAAACCTTGAACTCATTGAGTCAAAAAAACATCATTCATACCACATCACAAAAAGAGTTGCGGAAAATAAGGAATGGTTTGTTGAATTTCAGAAGAAAGGGATTGCCAAAGCTCCAGAGTGGCATAAATCGCCTGAAGGAATTAAATGGCACAAAGAACACGCAAAAAACCATAACTTTGGAAAACAAGACTATGGGATGGCAAAATGCTTACTATGTGAAAAGGAGTATCACAAAAAAACTGCCTTTGCTAAATACTGCCATCCAAACTGCAAAGCTAAAGCACTTCGAATCAGAAGGAAGTTGGAAGGAAAGAGTTTATGATTTAAGTGTTGATACTACTCACGAATATTTTGCAAATGGCGTATTGGTTCATAATTGCGATGCCCTACGTTATAGCATTTTTAGTAAGTTAACAATCCCTAAGATAACTTGGGGGGCAATATAAATAAAAATGGGTCTATTTGATATTTTTGGTAAGAAGAAGGGGTTGAATCCAAATCAAAATGTTCCTCCTTCATTTCAAGGCGTTAATGGTGCAGTCCTACAACAATACAATCAAGAGTCTTATGTAAAGGATGGCTACCTTGGCAATGCTGATGTGTATGCCATTGTGAGCTTTCTTGCACGCAAGTCAGCAAGTATTCCTTGGTATGTGTATCGTTTAAACAATGGCGAGAAAGCCAGAACGTCATTGATGCGATATAAGCAACTCTCAAGAGGATTGCAGGCAGGTCAAGGCGCATATGAGCAAGCCATCCTTGCAAGAAAGAACGCTTACTCAGAAAACGTTGTGATGGGTACTCCTCTATCTAATCTCCTTGAGCGACCAAACCCATCTCAAGCGCAGGATCAGTTCCTTGAGAACCTAATTGGTTACCATTTCCTCAGCGGTGAGGGTAACATTTACGGCAACACAGGAATCAGTGGAAACAAAGTGTTGGAGATGTTCGTTTTGCCTACGCAGTTCCTTGACATCTACCCTGACCCAAATGACCTATATGGCATCCTTGGGTATAAGCTAATGGTTGACCAAGGCATTGACATAGAGAAAAGCAGGGTATGTCAATGGAAAACATGGAATCCAGATTTTAATGCAGTAACAAGGACTCACCTTCGTGGTTTGTCACCACTTCGTGCATCATATAAGACTCTACGCATGAGCAACGCTGCTGCTGATGCATCAG